GTTCATTGCCAAAATGTTTATCCAAAAATGTTCTAGGATAAGTTGCGACGTGTTTGTAATTATCTCGTTGTGATGATTCTGGCAGTTCACGCCATACAACTTTAATACCATCTCGTTTTGCAGCTTCAGCCACTTCTCGACCTATGCCATTAAAAGAAGATGCACGGCCGGTGTATTCATACACTGATAAGTATTCATCAACACTCCTCATAGATACTTGAATTTTTATCGTTTTCGAAACATTCTACTTTAATCACTTTGCAACGACCTGCATCTGTTTTGGATAATACTTCATTGAAATGATCAAATACTAATTTAGCATTACTTTCAGCACCCATCTTTTCCAAGAAGTGTACTTTGCAAATGCCTTCCATTGCCATTGATTCAAATAAATCGCGATATGGATCATCTGCTTGAATTAGAGTTGTATGATCCCACATATGATCCATCCAATCTTTAAGACCATTGCCTTTTGGTGGAGTCTTGAAACCTCCATAATCAACAATCCAATTCATATCATCAAGTTGATTTTCTTCTAATGGTTCGTTAGATGCAAACCATACTTTAAACTTTAATGCATAACCATGTAGCAATTCACAATGCGAATGTGATGCTTTCCATTGACGAATTGCCACTGAATAGTTATCAAATACCTTTGTTGAAATATATCTTTTAGCCATGAGTGTAACCTTTCACAAATTGATAAAATTCTGAACGAGCATTACCATCTTCTAAAAATGCTCCTGTGAGTTTTGCTGTTTTCATTGATGCACCGCGGTGCTTAACACCTCTACATGATACACAATTATGAGTTGCTTCAATCATTACAGCAACGCCTTTGTTATCTGTAATAAGTTCGTCAACTGCGTGTTGAATTGCTACTGTTAATTGTTCTTGAATTGCACCGCGTCTGCCAAAGTGTTCTACTACTCGATTCAATTTACTTAAACCTACTACATTGCCATTCTCTGCTGGAATATACGCAATATGAACTAAGCCTTCAATAGTTTGGTGGTGATGTGAACACATACTTGTCAATGGAATGCCGCCTTCAAATACAATACCATCATAACCATCACTCGGAAATGATGTGATATCAGACATTGGCTCATAACGACCTTTCCATAAGTCATTAACATATGCCTTTGCTACTCGTTTAGGTGTATTATCTGAATTCGGATCATTTTCCCAATCTACTCCTAATGCTTTAAGAAATTCACCATAATAGAATGCTGCCATTTTAATAATATGCTGCTTCTCATCTTCAGTTAATCGAGCATCGGGGCCTTCGATAGCTTGTTTATTAGCTAATTGCGTAGAAATACCATTAGCAAAACCTGATTTTACTAATTCTAAATTTTGTCGTTGTTTCTCTGTCATGTTATAACTTCTTTCAATAATATAATAGTAAATTTATTTGGTATTTCCAACCTACCCATCACAACTTAAACAATCCGGGTCCATTGCTCGTGCTGCAATATCACCTCGCAAAACTGATTCGGTGCGCATATAATAAAGTGTCTTGATTCCTTGTTTCCAAGCTTCAATATGAATTTGATTAATCCATTTAGGAGAAACTTCCGATGGAAATGCTAAATTCAAACTGACTGATTGATCTACATATTGTTGACGTATGCCGGCTTGTTTAACAAGTTCCAATTGATTGATTTCTTTGAATGTTTTAAATACATCTTTTGACCAATCAATTTCTTTGTTTTGGAAAGCTGTTTCTGATATTTCATCGCGATGCATTAATTTTCCGGCTACGAAACCCCAATTATCTAATTCATTAAGGCCTTGTACAGAGCCGCCATCTTCTAAAATTTTATCCCATGTCTCTTTTGTATTGATTCCAATCTTACGAAGAGCTTTTTCTAATTCGCGATTCTTACGAATAAATGTACCTTTTGAAGTTTGTTCTGTAAATACATTTGCTGCCCATGGTTCAATACCTGCAGAAACATTGCCTGATAATTTTGAATTCGATACTGTAGGTGCAATTGCTCTTAAGTGAGTGTTACGCATACCGGTTCCAACACACCATAATGGCTCTCCATATTCATTTGCCATATCTCGGCTTGCTCTTTCAGATTCAATTTTAATTTGACTGAAGATTTTGCGTGTTTCAAATTGTGCAGGCAATCCTTCGAAAGCCATTCCTTTTTGTTGCAAATATGTATGCCAACCTAAAACTCCTAAACCTAAAGCACGACCTTTTTCCGCACTTCTAACAGAGTTTTCAAAGCCTCGCATATTCTTGGCCCTTTGTATAAATTCTTCTAGGACGCCGTCTAAAAACCAGGTTGCTGTGTATACTAGGTCGGTATCTTTCCATTCATCATATTTTGCAATGTTCAAAGACGACAAACAACAAACAAATGAGTGTGATTCATCAGTATGCAAAGTAATTTCAGAGCAAATATTTGTCATGAATACTTTTAATCCATTTGTTTTATATGCATCTGGATTCTGTTTGTTTACATTACCCTTAAACATGATATATGGTTCACCTGTTGCTTTACGCTTTTGAAGTACTTTACCCCATTTTCTACGTGCTTCGGGTTCGCCTTCTTCTAATTTACGCATAAATTTATCTGATACAACTACACATTGGTGCATATTCAAACATTGACGATTTACATCGCCCTTTGGTTCGCGGATTTCTAACCAATCTTCAAAGTCCGAATGATCTATATTTAAATTAACAGATGCAGCACCTCTACGTACCGATCCTTGATTTGTTGCTAAAATAGTAGAATCATAAATCTTAGCAAATGGAACTACGCCATCCGATGTACCATTTTGTGAAATTTTGCTACCTGCGGGACGAATCATATTCATTCCGATACCTACTCCTCCGCCATGTTTAGCAAGAAGCATCATTTCTAAATTTTTGCCGCCAATATCTTGAATTGAATCTGCAACATCGATACCAAAACATGAAATTGGTAAACCTCGATCTGTACCTGTATTAGAAAGAACTGGCGTTGCTAGATTCAACCAACCTCTCCATATATAATCAAAAAACTTAGATGCTAATTGTGGTTTATCTAAACGACGTGCTACAGCTGTTGCAACGCGCCAATATGCATCTTTCGGCTTTTCGCCAGCTAACAAATATCCTTTTGAAATTGTTTTTACATATATTTCAGTGTTACCCCATTCTGGAAAATCGACTCCTAATTCCCAACCCAATTCTTCTGCGTAATTTTTCATTGTTTTTTCTTTTCTTGTTACCATAAATCTGACCAATCTTCACCTTCATTTGCTTTGCTATAATCTGTTGGACGTACTGCAAAGAAATCAGTGTGGGTATGTCCGCCCGTTAGATGATAAAACCAATCTAACTGTTCCGCTGATTTTACATTGTATGAAAAAGTAGATTCATATCCAAGCTCAGTTAATTTTTCATTTGCTCGCTTACGAATAAAATTCTTTAAATCAGTCTTTTTAAGATTCTCTAAATCTCCTTGTTCAAACATTTTGTCAATAAATTGTTCTTCCATTTGACCCATATATTCGGCTGCTTGTTCAACCGATGTACGAACTGCGTCTTTTAGTTCCGGATATTCTTCACACATATGACGAAATAATTGACACCCCATTTTTGAATGAAGTGATTCATCTCGTACTGACCATTTCATTTGTTGACCAATACCCTTTAACATGTTGCGCATTTGAAATGAATACAATACAGCAAATGATGAATAAAGTGATACTCCTTCAGCAAATGCAGAAAAGATTGCTAATGAACGAGCTACTTCTTGTCGAGCTATAGGATTTGATGCTAAATCTTTATGAGTCCACTCTGCAGATGTTGAAGTTAAAAATTCAAACTTTTCAGCAATTGCTGGTTCATGAAGAAATGCTTCAAAATTTTCTAATCCTAATGTTTCATTAAGATATGAATATGCGGTTGCATGAATTGTTTCTTGCGACCCAAACATCATTGCCATTTGCTTAATCTCATGTTTCGGAAACCATTTAGTTACCATGGTAGTCCAATAATCAGATACAGCACATTCTGTTTGAGCAAAACCCAACAAAATGTTACCGACCAAATTCTTTTCGTGTGTTGCTAAATTTTCATTCCAATCTTTAATATCGCCTTGCATTGGAATTTCCGTATGCAACCAAAATGCTTGTGCTTGTTTTAACCATCCTTCATTGTAATAAACAGGATATTCAAATGGTTTAAACGGAATTCGATCTTCAAATAGTTTTGGCATCGTGTCCTTTAAATATGTTAATAACTTAATTTTTTTAGATGAAAAAAGGAAGGCCGAACACCTTCCCTATTCATTTTATATAAATATACTTTTATCCAAATTGTCCACCGAGATCTTTGAACTTTTGGGCTAAATTTTTCTTCATCATGTTTTCGCCAGTCTTCATGATTTGTGTGGTCTGTTTTCCTTGAGTTGTTTGTGGTTCAAAGAATTCAAATTGACCATTATTTGTATTGATCTTACTCGGTAACGTAATACCATCTGGGCCAAATCGATTCTTAATAACATGACCTCTACCAGTGCCTGACATCTTATCTTCTACTTTACGAGACAATGACATCAAGAAGTCAGCAACCATTACTTTCCCATATGACGATGCAATCTTATCTGCTTCAATAATATCTTCTTCTAAGGCGCTTCTTCCTGCTTGCGATGCAGTCCATACTGGAATTTTATACTCGCCCGCCATTCCACGCAGCTCCTCGTATAAGTCCTCTAAGGCTTCGTGTTTGTCCTTTTTAGTATTTACTTTGAGCAAATCACCATAATCTACTACAATTAAATCGGGCGGTTTGCCTTGCATTATGGTTTTTTCAATATGAGCTTTCAATGCCATTACTCCAACTGACTTTGTTGGATAATATTTAACAATCAATGATCCAGATAAAGTTTTCATTTTTTCTTCAACTGTATCTTGATGATGTTTTAATGTCTGTGCATTAATACCAGTTAATACGGAATCATATCGTTGACCTACATAATTTTCATTAAGCTCTAATGTATAATGTATAACTGTCTTGCCTGCTCTGACCGCATTTGCACCAATGTTAATAAGCATCCATGATTTACCAATACCTGCAGGTGCCATTACTACTCCTAATTCGCCCGGAGCCAATCCTCCATCCATTAAGTCATCAATAACATCCCATCCGGTGGTAATTGTATGTCGAGCTGCTTCATTGTAACGAGATGCTACATCATTAATATAATCTAAACCAATATTAGTGTCAGCGCCAGCTTTCATGGCACTATCCATTTTGCTTTTTATTTCATCATAATTACCCATTTTTAATAGGTTAACAGAATCCATAATAGCTCGCTTAATTTCTTGATTCTTACAAAACTTAAGAATTTCATCTTTTACAAATGATAAATCATCTGACTCCATGTATCGAAACACTTCTTTGAGTTGTTCTAATACTGCAGTTTTAAGAATATCATTTTCAATTTCAGTAACTTTTACTTTGAGAACATCTTTAGACGGTGGTGCTTTATATTGTCGAAAATGTTCTAATATCACATCAAGCAACCAACTATTTGAATCTGATTCAAAATAATCAGCTTGAATAATATCTGCAATTTGTTGTAAAAATATTCTATCCGTAAACATCGCGGATAATACCTTCACTTGGAAGCCATACCCGTATTCACTTAGTTTGTCAGTCATATATTATTTATATAAGGAAAAAATCCTTGGAACCAAATATTATTTGTGTGTTTGTTTTGCAAATGCATTCAAAGACAACCAAGTGTTGTTTAACCACTCTGGTAAATTTTTCATTATGGCCCACATCTTATCTTCATAGAACAATCGTTGAAATTCTGAACGATTTAATTCTGATATAGGCTGTTCCATGATGCCTCGAATTTTGCTAGCTGTTTGAGCTGGAATATCTAATAATTTGATATTCATTAGTTGATAGTTTTGTTCAATGATTCTTGCATTATCTAAAATCTTTTGGTATGATTTAGATTCTTTAAGATTGTTTCGACTTTTATCTAATAACTCATCAACCGAATATTCTGCAGGCTGTGCTAATTCTGGAATTAATTTTAATATAGTCTTTGGACCAATACCATTTACCCCAGGAATATTATCAGATGCATCTCCCGTAAATGATCTATAAATAACCATATTGTTCGGATGCACTCCAAATTCTTCTTGTACTGCTTCTACATCATACATTTTCTTTTTGATAGGAGACCAAACTCGTATGCGATCATCTACCAATTGGTAGAAATCTCTATCCGTAGAAACAACGGTAATCTTTTTGCAAGTATCTTCATACATTTGTGCAATATACGCAATTGCGTCATCTGCTTCAATGCCATCTATGGCCATGAATGTTACTGGCAAGTTATCTAAATAAGAAACTAAACGACTAAATTGATGTCGCATCGATTCTTGTTCATCTTCAATAGTTGAATCATGATGATCGTGTCTACGAAGCTTTGTTTTATTAGCTCGATTTGCTTTGTAATCACCATAAATTTTTTTGCGTTTAGCAGATCCACCTCTGCCATCAAACACAATAACACAACGTGTAGGTTTAAAGTCTCGTATCGTTTTACCTACTGAATATAAAAATCCAGTAATGCCGCCGATATGATCACCATCTTCATTATAAGCAGGTGTTGCTCCAAAACTTCTAATAAAGGTATTGAGTCCGTCAAATACCATGAGATGATCATTAACATCTAACGGACTCGAATTCCTTTCTTGTTGTAACTGTTTGAATAATTGTTGATACTTATTCATTATCCTTCTTCATCGATGAATTCGTCTGTGATTATTACATCATCAATACCACCATCAATTCCAGCTTGATATTTGAATATGTAAGCATCGCAAATTCTTCTATATAACCTATCTTTTGCTTCCGGATTATTAATAACCTTTTCAACAAAATCTTTACTTTGGAATTTCATTTCACCAAACGTTTCACCTGTTTCATGATCAACATCTTCTAATGTATACCATGCACCTGATTGTTTGACTAAATCAAAATTCTTCATGATTGATAACCAACCGCCGTAATTGTCAATACCACTATCATAGTAAATTTCATAATCTACTTTGCGATGCGGCGGACCCATACGATTTTTAACTACCTGCACATTCGTTTTGCTTCCTACAACTTGTTCTACGCCGCTAACTTTAGCTTTGATCATTCCTGTATTTTTAAGACGAAGACGAACTGATGCATGGAATGGAATTGCCTTACCACCTGCAGTTGTCCATTGGTCTCCAAATGATACGCCTAATTTGGTACGTAACTGATTTGTAAAGATGAGACAAATACGCTCACGTGCAATCCAATTGGTTACTTTACGCATTGCCTTTGATAAGATGATTGACTTTGAAGTTGCATAACCATCTTTATCATATTCAGCTGACATTTCGATTTTTGTAGATGCACCCATAATTGAGTCTACTACAATTGTAACTAAACGATCTTTATCTGATTTGCGAACTCCTTCTACAATTGTTTCAATAGTTTCAAAGATTTCTTCAATTGTCTCTAATGGAACATATAGCATTGTTTTTAAATCAACACCAATAGCCGTTAGGAATTCGGAGCTAGTGGCAGATTCTGTATCAATATAAACAGCCAAGCCGCCTTTCTTTTGCGTTTCTGCTAAAGTGTGTGCTGCTAATAATGATTTACCTGATGCTTCTAATCCTGTAATTTCAGTAATCCGACCTACGGGAAATCCGCCATATGGTCGGTTTGAAATTGCTAAATCTAACATTGAACACCCGGATGAAACCCATTCGGACACATTACTTGGAGAATCTTCATCGCCATCTAGAAAGAATGCAGTTTTAAGATTTTGACCTTTAAACTGCTTATTGATACTTTCAGCTAATGTATTTGCTAGAGTGTCTGTCAATTCCAGTTTACTTTTACCTTTTGCCATTTTTATGACTCCTTCTTAATTAAAAAGATCATTAAATGCATCAGCAACATTGTCTACTTTAGTAGCTGCTGGCTTTGATGCAGGTGCAGATGCGGGTGCAGATGCTGGCTCTGATTCTTCAACATCAGAATCTGCATTTTCTGGATTCATCCATTCTGCTAATGCTTTTTCTAATTCATCATAAGATGGCTCAGGAAATAAATCAGTGATTTCAGGTTGATTCATGATTTTTTGTGCAATCTCTTTATCTTCAGTTGCTGGCTGAGTATTAGGTTTAACTCGGATTGCTGTTTTTGGATATGCTCCAGCTCCTTCTGCAGGTGTAAATTCTACATCAATATCTCGACCATTCATTAAGTCTGTGATATCGCCATAGTCTGCATCAGAAATAATTGATAACAATTCAGTGTAAATTGTTTTACCAAAACCCCAAAACTTTACGCCTTCAGATTCTTTGCCACGAATAATTACGGGAACATAAGTACGCATCTTGGGTTCAATTTTACGACCCATTAGCCAATCTTCTTTATCGCCAGTCTTTTTAAGTTTGTCTGCAAATTCTACAATTGGATCTGCATTACCAAATGTAATTGGAGATAACATTGATTTTTTACTAATGTCATAGTGGAAGTACAATTCTAGGAAAGGATTGTCTTTGCGATGCACGTAAGGAACGATTCGAACTCGTGTCTTGCCTGCCTCAGGCTTCCATACGTTGTTTTTCTTGTCATCGGTTTTGTTTAATTGATTAAGTTTTGCTTTGATAGCGTCAAGGTTAAGTGCCATAAGTACTCCTTTAGTTAATTAAGTTAATAAAATATAAAAATATAATTACAATATAAGTAATTAATTGGTTAATTCAAAGTAAAATGTTAAATTTATTTATAATAAATATCAGTTCCAAGTAAATTTCTTAAAGAATACTAATTCAATAACGCGGAATCCTGCATCATCTGTTAGGATGAATGAATTCTGATAATTACTCCAATCTAATTGATATGTTTTGTCTAATACACCATTGTTTACTGCTCGTATAACTTCATTAAGAGCATTAACTGTATATAATGTATTGGTTTCTTTTTTACGGTGTATGCTAATTGTATTCTGACCTCTTTGTGTAGTTGCATCTGCATTATACGTACAATATAAATTGTCTGCAGCTTCTGCGTTAGCAAATACAAATATTCTGCGTTCTGGTATTACATAACTTTGTTGTATGTAATCGGTTACTATGTTTAAATCTGATTTATGTGCAAATGTGCAAAGTAATTGTGTTTTCAATGATTATCCTTGTTGTTGTAAATATGGGTAATTTTGAGATGCTGGCACTGATCGCAATACAAATCTATATCTTCCCTGTGATAACGAATCAATTACAAATGCTTCTGGATTTGCTATATGAGGTTGTGGATTTCTTTTATTATAATAAATTAATCCTAAAATTTCTTTAAAGAAATTTTCTTTAATAGCAGTTAATTCAGAAATAAATTCTCTAGGTTCTTTAATAAACAAATTTCGTTCTACTCGTTTAAACCAAAGAACTGCATTAGTATTAATATTATCAATTGGTTCTCCAATTCTTACGCCGGTAGGATTTTCTTCACCAGCTCCTAGCTTAATTTTTTCAGCGTCATCATCTGAAATCCAATATGATTGAGTTTCGCCGCCGGCTGCGACAGTTAATCTTGTATCTCTAACATCAGTATCTAATTCGGTTTGGTAAAAGATTTCGTGTAATTCTTTAAATCCTTCATACCAATTATAAAATGCAGATTTTTTCCATTCCATTCCGGCTGATAATTTATCACCTTCAATACTTTCAATAAATCTCGTTTCAAATATCATTATTAATTTTTTTAAAGATTCAGCTGATTGAGGACTTACCATATGTTTTAAATATGTATATGGATCGCCAATTGTTTTAAATGGTAATACGATATCTTTATAAAATTCTTGAATCTGACCTGTTAGTTTAAATTTAGTAGCTGCACCTTCTTTTGCAGGGTCAAATTTTCCTTTTTCTAATTCTTTAACTTCCCATTGACCGTTTGGCATAACGATATCATGATATTCCGTACCACCTGGTTTTGAATCTTTAACGCCTAATAATATCGATACTTCTCCATTTCCCATTCCACCTCTAGCACCGCCAACGTTTACTAAAAAGAAATCTTGAAATGCCTTCCATCCTTCTTGTACAAATGAATCAATTGAATGCACTCTAAAATTTTTATTAAAGTTATGTTTTTGATCATCGGAGAGTGATTTATATACAGAAAAAATTTGTGTATTTACTTCATCAGGCAAACCAATTGATTTTATTTGTTTAATAATAGAATAATTATCTTCTTGTTGCGTTTCTTGTGATGTAGAATCTGTAGGTAGTTCGTTTAATCTTTGTGCTCGTTCTACAATTTGTTGAGCTTGATTAGATGATATATTTGCAGTCTCTAATAAGACATCATATAATATTTTGTAATCTTTAGCACATGTTGGATACCCTTTGGGCAAACGAAAACACCACTCTGTTAAAATTAAATCAATGTTCATAAAGAAATAGTTTTTATTTTATCATAAATATCGCCAACCTTCACTTTTACTGGAAAATTGCCTTGTTCTAATACTGCTTTGATTTGAGGCAGTAACTCTCGTGCTTCTTGATAATTTACATCAAACAATACCGAGTCATATGTATATAGAATCATACAACTGGTATATGATTGCAACATTTCTTGTACTTGTTGCAATTTGCGTACTGATACTTCGGTTTCTACTGCTTGCAAATAATAGTTAAAAAGTTTATTTGCTGTCATGTTTTGCAAACCTTCACGACAAATATTGCGTTTCAATATCGGTGTTTCTACGCAACCGGTTTTTTTCCATTTGTTCCATATCTTGTATACAAAATCATTTACTTGTGCAAAAAATGGAATACTTAAAAATTCTCGATCAATTCCTCCATATAACAAACGGAATGTAATTGATTTGCTTTCATCTCGTTGTTCATCTGTAATTTCGTCTACTCCAAAATAGAATCGACCTAAATAATCGTGTATGGATGATGTTGGTAATTCATAACCAATCATTTTTGCAATGAGCCGTACGTGATATGAATCGAAGTCCATTTCGACTAATGCACCTCGCTCAAATCTACTATGAAATGCAGCGCGCGTACCATCTTCTTTATTCATTGCAGCAAAGTTGAATCCTCGAAATGCATTACTAGGACGGCCGGTTGTTGTGTGATAATGATATTGAGAATATACTCGGCCATCATGTATCAATTCTGGCATTCGGAATGTTTCGTCTACTGCTAAACCAGCTGATTCTATTGTTGCAAACGTTTTAGGATATGTGTCATTGAATTGCAAATATGAATCAGTTAATTTTGCATTTACGCACATCGGCCAAGCATAGTGACGTATCTTTTGACACATTGCCATATGTTGTTGTAATGGCACAATACAATTAACTGCATCTAATGCAGTGTGTCTGCGCCAATAAAATTGATGTGCTGCCGTTACATAATGTGATTCGTCATATGCCTCGCCATATGTATACCACCACAATGTTTTTACATCCCATACGGCATTGTTTCCACCGGTTTGTAGCCATCGCTTCTTGTCATGAACAAAGATATTCTGCAGAGCCATAAACTCCGGGACAAGTTCTGAAAAGCCCCTTAGTTGTTCAGTATGATACATAGGAATCATGCGTTCTACATCATCTTCTGTATAGATGTATATTGCACATAAACGATTGACTGCAGGATGATTTGTGGGACTACAGTATATAGGTACTAGCAAAGTTTTTCTATCTTTGATATACTGTAACGTTTGTTGTGCCTCTTCTATAGTATCCACTATCATTATATGGATAATAAGAAAATTTTATCACGAATCCAATCTATTAATATCAACGGGAATATAAAATGTACTATCGATATAAAATTCTGACAAGTTAGTTAAATATGTAAATAATTCAGGTATTTGATCAGCTGCAGTTATAATAGATTGACGATTTTTTGTTATTACGCCTGGAGTATATACATTATTAACTGTCGTATCTTGTAAATTTCCTGTTATGTGCCATGTAAGTAAAACTGCAGTATATAACGTCCTATCAATTTTTTGATTAATCCAATCATTATATTGTTGCTGGTCAATTTCTATTACATTATATTCATTAAGTTTTTTTATAAAATATCTAGTTAATATGCCGGAATCTATTACTGACTTATTAATAGTTGGAGCTGATGAATTTGGTGTTTGTGATGCAACTCTAATATTTTTTAAATTTTTATACGAATCAACTGTTGTATTATTTTTAACATATTTTATCAGTTGTTTTGATAATCTAATATTCCATACCGATTCGGTATAAATTTCATTTGTAGTAGTATAACGATGATATGGACCTTTATATTCTTTACGATCTAATGTCATGTACTCTTCACCAAACGTATAAAGGTTATTCATCGTTTCATCGGTGGTATAATATGATTTTATTCTTGCCATGTTATTCTATACTAGGTCGCATTATACATTTTAATTCAGTTAACCACTGTCCGGTATTGGATACATTATGTGATACATTTAAAATACTAAATACCGTATTCATTCTATATCTCATTGGCAATGCTTCAAATTGTACAACGTCGCCGTATCTAAAACCATTGATGCCATCTATTGTAATCGTAGCTTCAAATGGAAATATCGGAGCTGACATTAATTGTGAAGTACGAAAATCAGCAAATGGTTTTTTTATATATTCTGCTAATGCTTTATATAAAGATTGTTGTAATTCAGGAACATTTGGGGATAAACCAAATTGTATTTTTGCAGTTGCTAGATCTGATACGACTTTCTCATGATCATCTCTATATCTTTGTATCAATGTATTGATTTGATCTTTATTTTGCGCACTATACATAAAATTAATATATGGTGCAACTTTAGAATTTGATACTTGATCCCCGCTATTCATTACATATGATAAATTTTTAGCATTTTCTGGTAATTTTGCTGATAATGTAAATGATTGAACAATACTGCCATTTGGATGATTTGAAAACATTGGTATTGAATATGGAATTACATTTGCAGTAGATGTAGTTTTTTCTAAAATATAATTAGCATCCATTAATAATAACTTTGTTGGATCATCCGGATGTGATACTAATTTTAAATTAATGGCGCCGGCGGTAGCTTGATTGATTATAGTTGCAATCAATGTTATAAATGTTGATACTGAAAAGTCTTTTGTTTGCTTGGCAGACAAATTTGTAATTAGATCTTGTATAACTTCAATATTTATAAGAATTCTAGATGGATAATAACGACCGTATGTACTATTTTTATCATAAACACCAGACCATTCTTTCCACCCACATGATTCTAAAGTTGTTTTAGATATATTCTGAGCAATTAGATCATTATTAATTCCTCCAAAATATACTAAATCACCATAAGTATTGCAATCAGGTGGTTGTACGCTTAATAAACTAGGAAATTCAGTAACAGGAGTTACATTAGTATTAGCATATGGTTGTTTTGGTAATAATAAAATATCATCAGGCGTACTAGAAACCAAACTTTCAAAATAATTGCTATAACATAATTGATCGGTATGTATAATTTCCGGAGAAGCAACACTACCTGTTAATTTAGTAGTAACATAAAAATTTATAAAATGTATTAATGACCCCATTGTAATATATCTAGTATAATTTGTTTGCGGGCCAGTTGTGGTCGATTGATTTACATATGCAGGATATGGTTCGCCAATTAATATAAACCGATCAGTATTTGCTGGATTATTTGCTCCTTTGATAGTAAATGGCAACATATATGTAGCTTGTTTTTCTAAACCAGGAACTTTGCTTTCAAAATCTTTTTTTACTTCTTCAATTTGATTGTATAATATTTGATAAAATTCCGGGCGAGCTGCTGCTTTTACATCATCAGGTGATGCCGGTGTTTGTTTTGTTTTATCGGTAGTTTCTTCCGTTTTAATAAACATAGACACATCTGTATAAACATTGCTAGTACCAGTTAATGATATTGAAGCTTCAATAGTACCATCATTAGTATATTGAAAATCAAATGATGTAATAAGACCTTCAAAACTAACAGCATTCATTCTGCTAATTTTTTTTTCAAATTCTTCTACATCCCAATTTGGATAAAGTTCTTTTATTTTATCTTTATTTGGTAAAACTTTTGGAGTTAGTAATCCATCTGTATTTCTTCTAGATACTATTGCCGATTCTGGATGTTCTATATCAATACTTGCGTAGCGTCCGGGACGAAACCAAATTTGTTCTACATGATCTAAATCAACCAATGGATTTGGAATTATAAACTTTACCGTTGCTTTATTTAATAAACCCATCGAATGATCGCCAATATTGATACTAACATCAGTTAAATATGGACCAGTTCTTCTACTAGTATCTAGTATAGATTTTTCTCTAACATAAGCATTTCCTAATATAATATCTGGATTTTTTGGATCTAGATTTATATCTCGTTCTGTATAAAAATCAATTTCTTGTTGATTAACTTGACGATCGGATAAATAGCCATTTGGTCCGGATGGTAAATACCGGCCGGTTTGTACTTGAATTCCGCCTAAAGTTCCTACGATAGCAGTTGCTGAGTTATTACCAGTATATGCTGTAACTTGAGCATTTGCAATTTTACCTAACATGAAGTTCAATGCTGCTTCGCTTCGGTCATAAAAACCAGAGCGACCTCGTGCGTTTAATTCTTGACGCAAATTAGCATCTACTTCTGTATAAAATATATTCATCGTTCGTTATTCGTATCAATGATATTTTGTTGTATGTTTAACTTATTTGGTATTCGTAATCTAGTATTAGGTGGTACTACATATGTACCTTTACCTAATCCGTTTGCTATAGCAATAATCCACCACATTGATTCATCTTCATAAAAAATATATGCTAATCTATCTAAGCGATCTTGTGTTGTTGTTTGTATGTATATATCATCCGATTCTAATGGTTGTGCTGGAATTATAACGGTTGTTAAATATCGTTTTAAGTCTGGATTTTTAATTATTCTAGCTGTTGAATAACGATTCATGATATATCCTTTATTATATTTCTGGGTTTCCTCTTAAACGATTTTTAATTTTAGTTCTAGAAACTTTAAAACGTTTTGCTGCATCGAGTATATTTAAATTTCCTTTAGTATCACTTAACCAGTTATCATCGCCGGTTATTGGTTGAGCTTCATCTCCAGCAAATCGTTTTGCTAATGTATAGAATCTACCGCCTTTTTGTGGTAGATAATCAGAAATAACATTGAATTGCATCTGTACTGATACTTTAAAAGGAACTTGCATCATGTTAGGATCATTTTCTATGTTTATTTCCCACGGTGCATCTCCTACATCATATGTATATGACACTGATGTTAATACAACTGGTTGTTGCACAAGTAAATCGCCTACAGTTAATCGCATCCATGGGCCTTCCATTGCAATTGAGTCTGGATTATAAGTTGGTGCAGTATATCCAGCTAATGCATTTAATTTTCGATATATTGGTTGCATCTCATCGCGATCAGTTGCATATACTGTAAAACTTATTGACATATCTCGACCATAACTAGTATAAACATAATTAGGATCTGCGCGGCCTATCATTTGTACCGGTGACCAGTTTGCAGTAAATGAATCATCTAATCCTGTTAATACTGCTCTAAATACTAGTATATCATCTTGATCTAATAAATTGCCGGCTTGTAATTTAGGCCCAGTCATATAAAATTTAATGAAATCCTGTGTAATACCTAATGGATTCAAATTAACACCTAAAATACTTTCTGCAGAAAATATTCTATCCGGATTCCATAAGTATGCATCATTTAATCTTCGTTTACCAAAGTCAATAACATTAACTTTATCTCCACGAAAAGGTGTTGCTAATTCTATAGGATTAATTGTTCTAGCAAATTTTCCAGCTGCTGCATCTGCAACCGGTGAGTCTAATCTATCAGCTCGTATTCCTGGTTGCCATTTTTTTGCAACATGACTACGCATTGTGAAATCTTTTCTAGATGCAAAACGATTATCATGTTCACCCCAACCATATCCGCTAGTACCAAGGCCATCTAAATTGAATAAACTATATGGTCCAATTGGCGTTGCTGCAGCTGCAGAATATATACCTGCTTTTATCGAGCCTCGAAATGCAGCACTAAATCCATCTAATCTAACAGATTGAGCATATGATAAAAGTTGATTACCGACTCCAACCTCAGAATCTAAAGATATATTTAATTTAGATCTAAAATCTGGATATAAAACTGGAGTATTTATATTACTGTTTGGGAATAATTTATTTGTTAACTTGTTTAATGGTAATGTTCTATATGTTCCAGATAATGTATCATCAAAGCCGTTTATTAATGCAGCTCCGACTTGTCCAATTTGCGGAATGCCTATCAACGAGCCAGCAGCTAATGAAGCTAAACCTAATACATTATTTATAGTTGTGTTTAAATTAACATTTGTATGTACATATTGACTTGGTGTCCAATTGATTATATCAACATTTCCTACTTCATTGATTTTTTCTTGATTAACCAACGCACTATCTGCAGAATATACGATACCAAATCCATCTTGCGGTCTTCTATAGTATAACCCGCCTAAGCCTGGCAATACTTCAGATCCATTTGCAGTTGTTGGATTTGTAAATATTGTATCGGGTAGAATATTAAAAGGTCGTTTGAATTGTATTTTAGATTGTGCACTATTAGTTGGATTTTTCATTACCGGGTCAGGCAATATATTAAATGGTCCCACAAATTGTGCTTGATTTACAGCTAGATTAGTTACATTCGGAAACAATATATCTGGTAATATATTAAAAGGAGCTGTAAATTGCGAGGGTGACTGAGTAGTTGGATTTGGCATTTTGTTAACTCCAATATGGCGCGTTTATTCCGCTATTACTTGTTAGTGCGTCAGTTTGACGATTTATTGCATTAACGATTGCCGCGGCGAATGCTGACATATCTCCACCTTGTCCTGCAGTTGGTGATGCTAAAAGTGCATCATTCGGACTTAATGCAAATGATCCTTCTGGACCTGTTACAACTCGACCGCCGCCCGGACCCATAAATAAGTCCCCAGTCGGTTCTGCTTCTGTAGATAGTTCTACATTTCCAGACGTAGTTATAGACCATGGACCTGTAATTGTAGCGTTTGAAAGCGCAGTACTAAAAGCAGTCGCCGTATCAAATATCCCGGATAGAGAGCTAGCTCCTGCCATGGCTGTGCCGGCGATATTAACATTAGCATCTGTATTAAACATCTTTTGTAGTTGCTCATTAACTGCAGCTTGACCAGCTAATGCTTTTTCAGATCTCAATCCGGCTTCAACACCTAATGCTGATGCTCCTATGCCACTGATCATTATTCCTGTTGATACCATTTGATCTAAAGAATCAGCCATTCGTTGATCCGTAGTTCGCGTATCTTGAGCTTTTTCTAATTTTGCTAAGTATTCTGCTTTTGCTGCGTCATCTAATTTTTGAAATTCCGGCAAGGCTTTTACAGCTTCATTCATTTTTTCAGCCGACATATCCATTAATGTTTGGCCGCCAATTTGTGATAATAATTCTTGTTGCTGAAGTGTTCTTGATACAGTTGCTTCATCAGTACCCAATAATTGAGCCATTTGTTGGCGAGCAAATAAATTATTTTTAAGAGTTTTACCTTCTTGTTTAATAATTTGATTCATTAATTCGGCTTGTTTAACGCCTTCGCCTTGCAAGGTAGCTTGTCGATATGCATTCGTTAAACTTTCTCCACTAACTTCGTCAACTAATCTACGTCCTGATAGTAATTGATATTCAATTTCTTGACCAATACTTGATTCAATGTTTAATAAATTTTGACCGGTCTTATTTAAATCAGCCATAGTTAAACCTAATGCTTTAGCTTTAACTATTGCTAAACTTAATTTTTGCGGAACCTTACCATATTGTAATTGTAAATCTTCTGTTAAATTTGCAGTGTCTGCAATTAAATCGCGTGCTGATACTTGTATACCATAATTTTTAGTTAATGCTTCAGCCATTGCGCCATATCTAACTAACATTTCATCAGATTGTTTACCTACACCAGCTGAATAACGTATGAATTTATTGGCTTGTTCCGCGGATAATTTTAAATTATTTTGTATTAAAGTTTGCGTAGTATATAAAAATTTCTGAGTAGTTTCAGCTGCACCCTTTACCCCGGCAAATCCGCCGATGAGTGCTTTAAGATCTTGTCGATATTTACGTAATTTATTTCCGCCAACGCCTAATGATTTAGACATATTGTCTAATTCTGCACCTAGAACTGTTGCATTTTCTATATTTAAACCAAATGACTGTTGAAGACCTTTATTTGCTTCTTCTAAAAAATTAGTTTTACTAACGGCAGCGCTGTAATTATCTGCTAAATTTCTAATTTCAGCATTAACTTTACCTAATCCACCTATTAATATATTGTTGCTATTTGTTAATCCAGTTGTAGCAACATCCATGTTACCATATGCATTTGCTAGATCATCCCAAATACCACCTTGTTTCGGTTGTTGTTTTAAACGCTGTATGATATGTAGATTGTTATTGCTCATTTACAATAAATATTTATCTACGAGGATTTTGGGGTGTGTTTTTGTTTGTAGATTTAGTTCGTTTTGAATTTTCAGCGGCTTTTTGTGTTCGTTCATTTTCTTCTTCAATCAATTTATTTATTTTCTTGATGTAAAAACGACGCAAAAATAATGGCATATGATAAATATCATCCCAGCTTAGTCGTCCGGCACAGTACCACAATATTTCAAAAATACTTTCGTGAAATTTTACACGGTCAGCTGGTTTAAAACCAAAGAAGGTCTGCTCCAATTTGAAATGGGGCGATGAAGGTGCTCCCATCTTCACCTTCAAATTCATACTGATAATTTAACCCCGGAGCTTTTAATGTTACGTATTTTCTAAATTCTTTAGCATCGCCGGCTAAAAATGAATAACGTATAAAATCTTTGATTTCTTCGTGATTTCTATTGCCATTTACTTCTTTAATGTAATTTAATAAAAAATCACTAACAGTATTAAAATCGTTAGTTGTTAAATTATATGAAAATTTTATGATATCACCGGCATTCGTTTTGTATTCAAATTCTCCATTATCATCTGAAACTAAATCGAAAGATTTTGGTTGAATTTTCTTTAAATCAACTTTTCGTTCATATTGTTTGCCGTTTTTATTGTCTGTTACTACTACTGGATAATCAGATCCGTATGAAACAATTCGAGCATTAATAATTAAACCATCGCGGTCCAATTCAGCAATATCTGATATAACAACGTCTGTTAATACTAATGATTCTAGTAATTTTTCAAACACAACTCCTTCGCGAATATAACTTATATTAGTTAAAATATCTTCATCATATGCAGTCATATACCGCATTTCTACTTGACCAGAAGCTAATGGATGCGATTTTGGATAAATTACTCCGCCGCTTGGTAAATTTACAATGATACTTGGTAACTTGCTTTGTTGACGTTTTTCGAAACGTTGTTTTGCAATATTAATTATATCCGGATTGCCTAATCTTGTTGTATTTGTATTACTCATATATAACCTTTATTATAAATATGTAAGAACATAAAAAATGGGGGCAAAAGCCCCCATAATAATATAAATTAGAAATTTAAGAATGCCCAATCATATCGAAGTGTCATTGAAATTTCTTGAACTGCATCACTTGACCAATCATATGTGCCAAAATTAGAGTCAACTATAAATGCACCTTTTAAGATCCATTCTTCAATTACTTCTCCTAATGGAGACAGTTGATGTAAACGTATTTCTTTTTTATAGAATGATGAATAGCCATCTCTACCTGTTGCAGATTCATGATGTAAACGTACCCATTCCATTACTGCTTGTGCGCCAGATGGAACAATTGCATCATAAAGTGTTACTTCAATCGAGTTCCATTCAGATTTGCCTTTAACATAACGTTTAACATTGATCATGTCTAAAGCAACTTCGCCGTTTGTCATTGACGGTTTAGCAGAAGTTTTAATAAGATATGACGGAATGCCTTGTACTTCCATGATAAACTGATGTTGACGTTTCGGTTCCCATGAAAATGCAGTATCAAACATTTCATTTTCAGAAGCATAAGCCAAATTTTGATTTATTTGTTGTTCTAATGCCATTTTATATGTCCTTATTTTTAATATAAATATCAACGTAAATAAAAAAAGGTAGAACCGAAATTCTACCTTTTAAACTTTTTATTTTAAAAATACTATTCAGGGAAACTTGCTCCGGTTGGTTGAATATTGAAATCTAAAATAATGAATTCAGCCGTACGAGTCGGTTGAAGGAATATTTGTCCGTATAAAATATTTTGGTCAATTAAATCTGGTGTATTATTTGATTGATCCATTACTACTCGGAATGCATATAATCCTTGCTGAGCTCTTACTTGTTCCATGTATGGATTAACGATGCTTAAGAATCTGTTTCTCGTCGCTGATGTATTTTGTTCAAATACTAAATAACGAGTTGAAGATGCAATAAATTTCTTAACTGTAATTAATAAACGGCGCACATTTACGCGGTCTAATGCGCTCGGGCGAGCCTGTAATGTCTTTTGCCCCCAAACACATACTCCATCATTTAAGAAGTTCGCAATAGGGTTAATACGAGCTTGATACAATGAATCTCGATCTGATTGACTCAATCTCTTATATGTATCAGTTACTTGTGTTAATCCTCCACGATTTAAACCAGCTGGCGCATACCATGGTGCTGATACTGCATCGTTAAATGCTAATACTCCAGGAACCATTACTGATGCTGGTACCCATAATGGAACATTTTTACTTGGATTGATAATTCTCAACCATGGCCAATAAGTTGCTGCATAGCTACTATCAACTGTTGTTACTTGATTAATTACGGTATCAGTACTGTCTGTTAATGCATTTGAATCCATTACATAAAATGTATCTTGACGAGTTTCAGCCATGTTTCTAGCAATCTGCGTAATATATGGATGTAAACTATGAATGATACCTGGCGTTAACAACATGTTCATATCATAATAGTCGGTATTTGATAACAATGTAAATGCTTTGTTATATGATACAGCACCAGTTGCAGTTGATGTTGAACAATCAAATCCAAATGTATTCGTTGCAGTAATATACTGTCCTGCATATTTTTTTAGATTTGGTTTAGCTCCATCAAAACCTCCTTGAAAACCTACAATAAATTTACGAGTGTCAAGTGATACATTAGTTGATAACGTTCCCGTTGTTAATGCTTCTTCCAATGAACCTGAATATGCAGATGTTAATGACGGGAAAGCTGCTTGTAAAGATTGACTAACATTTCCTAAATAAAAATCTGCGTTGCTTCCAGTTGAGGCATTTGCTACAACGATTGGAGCTAAATAATTCAAATTGTTTTGTTTAGTAAAATCAAATCCATGATAATTATTTGAACTATATGCATTATTTAATACCTGTGATGTAACATATGATGTAGCTAATAAATTAGTCGATGACACATTTGGAACCGGTGAATATAATGCGCGGAAACCAAATGGAATTAATGTTTTATCATTTGTTTTATTTGCAACAGCATCTGTTACTTCAACTCGTATATATTTAGATAAATTTGGATAATCTCCATTTACTACAATGTTATTATTAGCATCTAACGTTTGAAAGCGGTCGCCAATTACGCGAGCAATATAACGAGGAGAATCTGGATCTAAATTTACATTCAAGAATTGTTCAACACGATCTGGAGTAGAATCAGTATCATTTGATGTATATGGCGAATTTGCAATACCTGGTATTACTGTATTAACTCTACGAACTTCTACTGTAAATGTTCCATATCCATTTGGATCAGAAACTTCTGATGATGTTCTTACATCTCGAATACCAACCTTTGTTTCATAATTAACTGAAGTACCATGAGATAAAGTATGAAAACGGAATAAGTTTTTAACAGCACTACCAATTTTTTGTGATGTAATCCATGGTGTATTCGCAGTTTGATAATCTTGACGTAAATCTAAACTAGATATAATACCTAACGTTGTTGTTACAGCACCTAAATTTGCAAATGAAGCAGTAGCTGCGCTATTTTCATATTGAACATATACTGGATAGTCTGTTGATTTAGGTGAATTGCCAAATACTTTTGTTAAGTATTTATTGCTTGAATTTACAATAGATGATGAAATTGCAGCGCCTTCTGCTTCTAAAAATGCACCCGTAAATCCAATTGCAGAATCTGATGCTGCTACATATGATCCTGAAATTTTTAATGCAAATGATCCAGACCCTGCATCAAGCAAAACTGAATCTTCAAATAATGCTGTTGTACCATCTGTTGTTACAGCTTGAGTTGGATGTAACACGTGTGTTATTTCAGAAACAGATGCTGATGTTGCAATGATTGCTAATGCGCCATTAGTTAATCGATATCCATCTTCATATAATAAACGTGTTACTGTAATTACATTTCCATTTCGCAAATAATCTTGTACAACAAATGGAACATATGAATCATCAGTGTATGATCCAAATATTTGTTCAAATTGTCCAAAAGATGTAATTTGCGTAGGAACTAATGCAGGTCCTTTTACTGTAGGTCCTACTACTGATGCACCAATTTGTGCAACGCCGCCGGCTAAAAACGATTGATCTACTTCGTTCGTAAATACGCCTGGCGAAACTATTCTTTCTGCCATTTAATACTCCTATGATTTTTTAATAATAAATATGGGTTTATTCTGTCAAACCAGAATCTGGAGTAAATGTTCCATCAGCTATATTGATTTGCCCATCACCATACCGTTCACGCATTTTGTCAAGTAATTCTTGTTCCTGTTTGCGAAGCGCTTCAAATTCCGTGTAAAATCGTTCTTGTTCCGAATTTAAATATTCTAAACGTCGATTAATTGCAATTTGTTCTAATGAAATACTACCCAATGCATTTGCGTTAGTTGCAAATGAGTTGCGAAGATTTTGCAATTCATCTAGATGTTCTTTGTCTAATTTTCTTGTCATTTTTTCCTTTATTTTGTTTTTAATGTATTTAAATTGTTTTGTATAGCTGTTTTATACATTTCTGGCATATCTTGTTGTTCTAATTCTTTGAATAAAGAAATAGATTCATCCCATAACCCAATCCACCAAGAACTAACAGCTTGTTCAAATCGTAAACCTAATATTCCTGGATATTCTATATCAGTTCGTGTAGCTGCAGGTTCCGTTGCATGTTCTTGTCCTAAAACTGACATGGTATATGATTCTTGCCAATCGCGGTTGCGTTCATATATTCTTGCAAGTAAAAAATATGCTTCTGGTCTTTTAGGTTTTAAAGAAACTGCACGCAATAAAATACCTTTAATTGTAAAGATACGATCGCCTTGGCGTTCAAAACACAAAGCCATACGTAATGATGCTTCATATTGTAAATTTACATCATACCCAAATTCAATGCTACGTAAATAGAATCCAGCAGCTGATGCTGTTTGTCCTTGTTGTTCATATGCATATCCTAGATTAAAATTAACTTCTTGGTTTCTAGGTTCTTGTATGTATCGTTGCAACCAATATTCTATTGTCATGATTTACTTTCTGGTGTTACTGCATTTTCACATCCTTGACATAATGCAAAACATTGCAATGGACGTGGAATTACATCTTCATAATCTTGTTCGTAGATGTTTCCTGTAATATGTTTTAAGCCATAATCCATACAACATAATGAAACATCACCATTTGGTAAAACTACATTGTGATATAAATCTTCAATGCATCCGCAAGTCATTGCTTTATCGCCATGATCCATGTGTTGAAATCTATCTTTGTATTTTTCTAATTCTGGTTTAATAATGGCTTCGCCTAACAAATTGCCGGCGCGAGACCAAAATGTTGGAATGTGGGTTTCTGGCCATAAATGTTTAACTGATTCATGCGGTTTTCCCATGCACATAACATAAAAGCCTTGAATATGATTTTCTAATTCTTTAAAACGTTCGAATACTTGAATTAATCTAGGAGTAATAGGATGTTTTGCAATTCGTTCTTGATCTGGAATATGCAAACAAAAACCTCCATTTGGTCCACTTACAAATTTAATATCTTTGATGCGTTCAACATCTTCGAGAGTCATTCCTACACCCGTGCTAAAAGCTGATATTGGATGTCCTTGTTGTGATGCATAAATCAACATGTCCGTACATCGTTTGTTTAGCCATGGCTCAGTAAATCCAGAAAATGTTACGCGTACTTCTTTTGGTAATTTATCAATAACATGTTTAAAGTTTTTAAAAGTCATTGTTTTATCTGACTTATAGACATTCAACAATGTTTTTTGCGGACAAAATGCACAATCAATTACACAACCTTTAGGTGGTATCGACGTTGTAAATTCTAAAGTTGGCCATTCTGTTAATCGCCAATATTCTTTTTTCTCCGCTTTACGATTATCAATGTAAAGAGCTATTTCATTATAATATTCAATAAAATGATCATTCCATAAATCCCATTTAATATCTACCCCATCCCAAGAATAAACATCGAATGTATGAAATTGTTTTAAATAAGTATCGCGAAACGTTCTAAATTTTTCTTTTAGTTCAGGCGTTGATAAATGCCATTCTCCTACAATCTTTTTTACATTTTGTTTGATCCATGATACGCGCTCTGGAGTAAAAATATCATATTCTCCACCTTCACAATCAATTTTCATGAAATCAATTTGGGTTACATTGTATTCTTTTAAGAATGTATCAAATGTAATTGCATCAGCGGTTGCTGTTCTACCGTGAGTTTCAACAACATCTGAAAAATACAATCCTTTAAATTCAGTTTCGCCATCAACATTGTTTATACCTTTATTAATTAAAGTAACATTGTTATGATGACCAATATTTTTCTTCATTGTATCAAACAATGTAGGCTTTGGTTCAAAACAATAAACATGTTTAGGTTGTTTGTCTAATATTGAAAATGTAAATGGTCCTACTGATGCGCCGATGTCTAAAACAACGTCATCTTGTTCGACAGGAAATTTTTCTGTGTAATCTTCTCGTACAAAAATTTCTTCAGTAACCGTTTCTTGAAACCATGCATTTTCTGCAATTTCTCCCCAATCAAATGAAGCTTGTTGTTTTTCTCGTTCAATGAATGAATCAAAGAACGTTTGGGGCATTTTAAGGATATATGCTGCATTATCTTGAAAGCCGAATGATATTAATAAATCATCTCCGTGTTCTGTTAAGCCGCAGCAAAATTCAATCTCGCCACCCATAAAACTAAATGGTTGTGAAACGTGCTCAATATTCCAATCTGCATCCCAGATTACAAAACGATGAGTATATTTTCCATCTTTTTGATCAAGTTTATTTTTAAATAAATCAACTTCGTGGATAATGCAAATGCGTTTTCCTTTATAAGGAATAACTTGAGAACTACCACGCATATCTTGATGTTGACCAGTACCTGGTTTTAATATGCGTTGCCAACATTCTAAAGTCTCTGAATCTCCTTCTATTACCTCGGTTGGGTTAGTCCATTTAACCATGTGCCCGGGCATATCTTCTACAACCATCCAATTCTTTTCACAATATGATGTTTGATCATATGGATGTTTGATGCGACTTCTTTTGATTTCCGTAACAGAACCATCTTTAACTTCAAGTTCAGACATTTCCATACGTCCTTCACCATTAGTTGTAGTGTCTCTGCGAACTCCTACTAAATACAATTTATCATTCCAACGAGTTAATCGACCATCTTCTAATCCAACAAAGTCCCATAATGGAGTTTTATCAAAACGACTTGTGTCAATTTTTGTGTATGATTTTAATTGTAAGTCTGCGGTTAATTCACAAAACCAATTTGTAGTTCTAAGATGTTGATCTGCTTCTGGATGAAGATATGCTAACGGTCCCCACCGATTAATAAAAACTTGATTGTTTTCTGAATGATATAAGGTATAATTTACATGACGAAGATTCATGATTAATTTGCCATTATCATTGTAGATAGATGGATTCATTAATCCAGTACCGCCAGTAACATCATTGGGAAGTGTTATAGGATGTATTGATCCTCCGTTACGCGTAACAGTTTTAACAAAGTTTGAATTCATATAACTTATTATATGAAATATATTTCAATAATCCAAAATAATTATCTACCTAACATTGAGTTGTATGTTTGAAGAATTGTATTAAGTTCAATAACACTCTCGGAGCCTATAAAGTTTCCAATAAATGCAAATTGATAGTTTTTCGTAGCACCTCCAATTATAAAGACTGAATCGATATATAAAGGCCATTGACCGCCAAAGATTACCGGAGACTGCAGATTGCCTCCAGAAATAACAGACACGCGGTTTAAACCTGATTGTTGAGCTCTAAATAATCCAGATAATCCTACCGAGCCAGCTGAATCATTACTAGTATATTCGGTAGCGCCAGCGGTCCAATATACTTTATTTAATCCATTAACTTGGCGATTTGCTCCAAAATCCCATGCTCCATAGATACCTGTATCTAAACGTAGATCTCGAAAATCTTCTACATTATTCGTATTAGTATACATTCCATATGCAAACTGTACGTTATTGAATGAATTAGTGTACGGTCTAGTGCTTTGAGCAATACCATAATTTGCTTGTGACCCATTTCTATCATGTATCCAATTGCCACTAAAATTTAAATATTCAGATGGATTGCTTAAAGACCATTTATTTTGTTCTGCAGTTTCTCCTGCAAATGGATAATAGTCTAGATTTACGGCTGAACTACCTAGTTGAGATGTAGATGTTAGTATCGCTTTTTGTAAGTATTCTAAAGCAGCGATGCGCGTTGGGTCAGTAATGCCAGAATTAGCTAAGAATGTATTTAACTTACTGTCTGATACTCGTATTTCAACATATTCAGTAGTTGTTCCTACATCATCTGTTGCACTAACTTCTAAACGTATAGTTGTAAATAAAACAGTATTATCTGGCATGAAATACGGCTGCGTATCTATGATATCGCCTTTACTGTTTGTGAACGGGAATGGCCCTTGTGTTTGAATTAAACCGCCATCTGAATAAAACTTATATAGATATGAAATATTCCCAGTTCCGGTCCAAGTACCTCTTGTTATATTTGGAGCTGATACTCCAGAAATTAATTCACCTATTCCGAAACTAGGTGCAGCGGTTGCTGTTGGTCCTGCTGCTGGTGGTTCTTGAGGAATTAGGTCTTTTGTTTCAGAATTCCAATAAAAGTACAATAAGTTTCTTCCTGTATTGACTACATAATACCCAGTGTCTGCAAAATTTGTATCACTGCCGCAAAAATCTTCTGCATAAAAACGATTATCATTACCAGCTTCAATATTAAAAATATCTGGCGAATTTGCTGCAGCTATCAAACTAATCTCACTATATGTCGTCTCAAACCTATCGCATGTTGGACCTGCAGTTGGCCAACCTGGGATTCCGGATGTTGCTAAGCCGCCGATATTAATAACACTAGTAATATTTGTCCCAGCAATTTGAGAAATAGAACTTAATGGTATTCCTGATATATTTGCCATATTATAATGCTATCCATGTATTATCCGGGTCAAATCTTACAATTATTTTATCAGATGCATCATAAATGTTATGCCCAATTAATCTAACAAAACGACCTGAACCGGTTGGGGCAATTTCAGTTACATATCCAGTATTTGTTGTAGAAACATATAAAGGTCTTCCGGAAGGTGCCGTCCCGCCGAATTGGTCGTGGTATGTTGTTGAATAAATACCGTTTAATAAAACAGTAGTTACACCTTCAGCACCTGCACTTTCAACACATATACCTAATAACTTAGTTGCGGTTTGTGTATCTGCATCTGCAGGTTCCCAATTATTATTTGTAGTTAAATGTAAAAGTTGACCTGGGGTTACGGAACTTACTGCAGAAACATCAGCTTCGCCAATTATTAGTCCATTAAAATAAACTTGGTCGGTCCAGTTTTGTAAATCGGCATATCTATTAACTGAACTTACACCTTGTCTAATAACAGGGCCACCGCTGATTAGGTTTATATCGACGCCACCACCATAAAAAGTATTCCCAGATTGCCATCTTAAAGTTCCAGAGTTACCATTTATTTCAGTACTAGAAACTAGTGTCAATGTGCTTCCGTCAAATGTTAAATTTGATTCAGCAACAGCTGCACCAGCACCATCAGATGTTAACATTTCGTTATTAGATCCAGGAATAGATCCACCGCCACCGGAGATACCTTGAATACCTTGCGTACCAGTTGTACCTTGTGTTGCTGTTCCAACTGCTCCTTGCGTACCAGTTGTACCTTGTGCTCCCGTGGTTCCTTGCGTAGCAGTACCTACGGCACCTTGTGCTCCCGTGGTTCCTTGCGTAGCAGTACCCGTAGTACCTTGGGCACCAGTTGTTCCTTGTGTACCAGTTCCTCCAGTTGCACCCTGTGCACCTGTTCCTCCTGTATTTCCTTGCGCACCAGTAGCTCCTTGCGTACCTGTGCCTCCAACATTACCTTGTGTGCCTACGGCACCTTGCGTACCCGTTCCTCCCGTTCCTCCAGTTGCACCTTGTGTACCAGTTGTTCCTTGTGCTCCAGTGCCTCCAACATTACCTTGGGTGCCTACGGCACCTTGTGCTCCAGTGCCTCCAACATTACCTTGGGTGCCTACGGCACCTTGTGCTCCAGTGCCTCCAACATTACCTTGGGTGCCTACGGCACCTTGCGTACCTGTGCCTCCAACATTACCTTGTGTGCCTACGGCACCTTGCGTACCCGTTCCAGTTGTTCCTTGTGCTCCAACAACTCCCTGAGCACCTATCGCACCCTGTGTTCCTGTTGTACCTTGCGTACCATTCGTACCAGCAGTACCTTGCGAGCCTACTGCTCCTTGGGCACCGGTTGTACCCTGCGTACCATTAGTTCCAGCAGTACCCTGTGTTCCCGTACTACCAGCAGTACCCTGTGTTCCCGTACTACCAGCAGTACCTTGTGTACCTGTAGCACCTTGTAAACTTAATGCGGTATTATATGATAATGCTTTTGTTGAAGTATTAAATACAACAACATTTGTATCTGAAGTAGACCCTAATGATACTGCTTTAATTGATCCACTTAATTGCAGTGTATTATTTGATCCAGAAATTACAATTGCTTCTGCACCAAATTTACCTAGTTTAACTGTATTATCAGCAAATGCTTCAATAACCGGTAATCCTGCAACGGTATTGACACTAAACAATGAATCAGACAAATCATCAGACACGGAAAACAGTGTACCGTTATTTCCATTAACAGTGAATATGTCTGTTCTACCGGTTGATCCAGATCCAAACAACGTTAGTGATCCCGATGCTTCTTGTATCAAAGTTTGTTTGAAGTTTGCTGAGCTTGTGAAGCTCATTATACTGGATCCAGGTGTTATTATAATATCTGCCATGTTTTATCTTTATTCTCTGTTGGGCATTGGTTGTGTCCACTCAGGTGTTGCTAATAACTCTAATATTTCTTGATGGTTGTATTCCGTATATTCTTCAGAATAAATTGCAGGTCTTCCGTAAACGCCGGCAGTTACTGTGTAGCTAGATTCTTCTCTAGTCTCTGGATTTGGTACTGTTACTACGTAGTCTTCTGGCACTATGTTGATTTCATATTTAATGAATGTTTTAGTACCATCAACTGATGTGCGAAGTTGTCCCAGGCCTGATTCTAATACTTGTGTAAAATCTACTGATCCCGTCAATGTTGTCGGAATTACTAACCATCTTCTATTTTCAAATGTACTCATATAATATAAATATTAGGATAGGTTAAAACGTGTTTTATATTTATTGTAGTTTTGAGTTATTTCGCTTGCTGTGAGAACGCGGTTATATACTTTTACTACTGCTATCTCTCCATTATAAAAATAACCGTTAGAGTTGTAGGATCCAATATATTGATTACCCTGGTTTGTATTTAATGTAACATTTAAACCATTACTATTCATTAAAGTACTATTTAGGTATACTCTTTTATCACCGGCTGTATACGTACCTACTACATGATTCCAAGCATTAGCTGTCATATTACTTGATCCAAAGTACATTGAGTCATAAGTACCTCCGTAGGCTGTTCTCCATACTATATTACTTCCTTCCATAAAGAGGCTGTACTGTGTATTAACTGCTCCTTTTTCGAACCAAAATCCATTTTGAGAGGTTGAATATGGCTTAACGATAACTTCAACAGTTACTGTTTGTATATCAAATACATTTGACGAAGGTATATTAATATAATCATTCGTACCATCAAATACCATTTGAGCATTTGAATCAAAAGATACATTAGATAAATCAATAGTTGAATTACCTATTAATGGTAGTAAAGAACCAGATACACTACGTGACGTTTGTGTAAATGGAGTTTTATGTGGTAAAAATTCTACCTGAGGGTTTTTATATAAAATATAACCCGTATTACCAAATCTAGGTCCACATCCCCCAGGATATAGAAACATCGCCTGAGTACCGGAACCTCCGGTTGGGCCTAGTGTTAAAGTTACAGTCTGCCAAACTCCAGTTAACGAATTTGGGGCACTAACTCCGCCCCCCAATGCTGAACCTCCGTAATTTTCAAAATTAGCTAAATAAGAATTTTCAATAGTGGTTCCAGGGCTTACATAATAATCAAAAGAAAACGTAGCATATTTACCTGAAGGTATAGTAACTGTATTGCCATGGTAATGGCAACCATTACTGCCTAAGTTATATTTATAAACTACATCATTTGGTTGTATTGTATACCCCCCAAAAGTTTGACCATATCCTAAACGAATAAATCCAGTAGTTCCTTGGATATCAAAATTTACAGCATTGTCAGCTGCACTACCTTGTCCAGTAGTTCCATAATGTTTAAATACATTTGTAGTAGGTTCACCCAAATATGAATTATAGGTGTCTCCAACATCATACATAAACACCGAACCCGATGTTACTACTTTTCCAAATCCATTCGCTACTGCCATATCCTAACTTAAATTGAAACGTGTTTTATATTGATTGTAGTTTTGTTGCACTTCTAATGCTGTTAATGCTTTATTATATAATTTGTGTATTGAGATATTACCATAATAAGGAGATCCTCCCAAATCTTGTCCTATGTTATATCTATGTCCACCAGATGGTGTAATTGTATTGCTGTGTGATATAGTTATCGTTTGTATTAGATTACCGTTAACATAGTGTGAAGCTTGGTTTGCACTTCGATTCACAGTCACTACAATGTGGTAGTTTGTGTTTGGTTGATAAGCACCATAGGTACCAAAAGTCTGCCATTGTTGAGAGCTATTGTGGTTTAAAGCTAGTACCGTATTGGCACCAGACATATTAACATATAAAAACATACCAACCAAACTATCACCTCTAGCTTCTACTAACATTCCATTACTTGCACCAGCAGCTGCTTTATTGAAAACAAACTCTAAACTAAAATTTGATGTGCCTAAACTATAATTGGATGGATTAGATACGGTTAAGTAATCATTTGTACCATCAAACTCTATTCCGCCTCTAGCTTTAATAGGTAGTCCGAAGTTCATATGTGCTACTTGTGAAGAATTTGTTGTATAATTTTCATATACCCATCCAAAAGCATTACCTGGTTGCAGTCCCGGCTTTCCTATTAAAATCCATTCGGGTGCAGCTACATAGTCGCTATCTAAAGCAGTTCCCGTAGGCATTCCTAAATCATATAGTATAGTTCGTAAATCTGAAGTATATCTATCTGCTCTATGTGAGCCCATTATAATATACGTACAATTAGGGAATGTTGCTTTTATTGTATTATAATCAGAAATAAACAAACCTATTTCATATAAATATCCAGTTTCAGCTCCTGAGTAATTATCATAACAATGTCCTCCTAATCTTGCTCCTCTAAAATATGTTGTAGCTTCATTATCAATCCAAGAATTAGTATCATTATTATACACCCATAAATGTAATGCTCTTGAAGCATCATATAATTTCCCTCCAGATCTTACGTCATATCCAGGCGTTATTCCTTGCCTATAAGCAGCATCTCCTCCATATGAACCTTCTGGATAGTCTATTGCTATTGCAGTAAAATAATTTCTAGCAGATAAAGTCATTCCATTTACAAAAGGATATATAACACCATTTAATAGATTTTTAACACCTTGATTACTTCCATTGAAACCACCACAACCTAATGGAGTGATTCCATTAGAAGTATCATGAGTATCAATAGCAAATACTAAATTACTCTCTGATGTGATATTTGGTCCTGCGTGTGTTGGCATATTATAATCCGAATCTTGATTTTTGTGTTAAATAATTTTGTTCACTTTCTTTTGCTGTTATGGTTCTATTATATACCATTATTTTAGAAACAGTTCCTATTAAATTCCAATCTCCACCATATAAAAACCAATTAAGTTGATTCCAAGTACTAAAATTTACATTTTTAGCTTCCCACATATGATAATTACCATTTCTAGCACTTATATTTGGATCTGTTACAACGTTTAAATCTACATAATTTATCGGAGATCCTGAATTTTCACTATAGTATCCACTACCTGGGTATGCAGCGGAAATGTAATAGGCTCCACTGTTTCCTTTAACCCAAAGTTCTTGAACATCTGTTGTTTTATAAAATATAACAACTGTACATAAAGCATTATTAGTTACCATATTAGCATAAGTAAATCCTTGTGTACCATTTAATACAAACGCTGTACCGTTATGTGTAGGAGAATTTACAATCGTATGATGATACCCATTACCACTTATGTCATACCACGTAGTACCAGTTCCCGGATAAGAATTTTTATCAGCAGCATCTAAAGATAACACTAACCCATTAGTAACTAAAGCAGGACCATAATTCAATGCCATCGTTTACTCCTTATCAAATTCTGTAACTAGTTTATCCACATCTTTACGTTCTGCAAACACGGTATAGAAACAATTTACAACGTCGTTACTTGCAACGGTGATATAGGTATCAGTTATTTCTTCCACCCATAAGTCCTGAGCTTTGCCCACCGCAGTTAAGTTTACTGTAATTGAATCTTCATGCACTAATGCATACCAATAATCTGGTAATTCTATGCGTGTTGTGCCTTGCAATCTACCACGAACGTATACTGAGTGTTCTGGGCCTTCTAATACACCATATTGTAATTTTTTACCTGCTTTAGTTGGGTGATCAATAATAAATGACTTAACCGTACCTCGAATAGTTCCATTTACATTCAATGTAGATCCATCGAAGGTCATATTAGCTTCACCATTAAATGGAGTTGCACCGCCGGTTGCAGTAACTACATAATTATTTACGTTATTTGTTATTGAAGTAGTAGCATTTGTACCTTGCGTACCTTGTGTACCAACGGTACCTTGCGTTCCAAGAATACCTTGGATTCCTTGTGCTCCTGTAGCACCCGTAGTCCCCTGAGTACCTACAGTACCTTGTATACCGGTCGTACCCTGAGTACCAACCGTACCTTGTGCTCCCGTGCTACCAGTTGCACCTTGTGCTCCGATGACGCCCTGAGCTCCCGTAACGCCCTGCGTTCCAAAAATACCTTGGATTCCCTGAGCACCCGTTGCACCTTGCGTTCCCGTAACACCTTGGATTCCTTGCGTTCCTGTCGTACCTTGAGTACCAACCGTACCTTGACTACCAGCCACCCCCTGAGCTCCGGTGGCGCCTTGCGAGCCTACGGCTCCTTGCGTACCAACGTTGCCTTGTGCTCCTACCGTACCTTGCGTACCAAGAACACCTTGGATTCCTTGTGCACCGGTGGTGCCCTGCGTACCCGTAACGCCCTGAATGCCTTGCGAACCAGTTAGCCCCTGAACGCCTTGGACTCCTTGTGCTCCTGTAGCGCCTTGCGTACCTGTAATGCCTTGCGAGCCTACGGCTCCTTGTGTTCCCGTCGTACCTTGCGTACCAAGAACACCTTGGATTCCTTGTGCACCCGTCGTGCCTTGTGAACCAGTTGCACCTACCGTACCTTGTGCTCCAGTAACGCCTTGCGTTCCCAATGTTCCCTGAGCACCAGTC